TTGGTGCAATCAATAATAGATACACAGTATATAAGAATCCATACATGAAAGAGAACGTAATCCTTATGGGTTATAGAGGAGCTCAATTCCTTGAAACTGGTGCAGTTTATGCTCCATACGTACCTTTGATTATGACTCCACTAGTATACGATCCTGTTAATTTCACTCCAAGAAAAGGTGTAATGACAAGATATGCTAAGAAAATGGTAAGACCAGAATTCTACGGTAAAGTATATGTTGCTGGATTAGATACAGTTTAATAGTTTTAATAACTAATTAAATTTTATTTAACTATAATAAGTAGGAAGGGATGATTTTTTCATCCCTTTCTTACTGTTTTGATATTTATTATAAAGAAAAAGTATTATGGCAGTACCAAGAACAAAATACTCTATGCAAATGAGAATACGATATAAAGGTAATCTTGTTGATGTATTAGATAGAATACGTGCAATACGTATGGTATTAATGGTTCATATAGAACAAGACTTAGGCAAAGGAGCTGAATTAATAACAGTCAAAATTATGACACCATATCCAGGCATTAAATCTTTTCATGCAATAAGAAAATTAGCTGTAGGGAAAATTGAAACATTAGAACAAATACAGTTATTAGAAACTACATTAACTAAACTTCAATAATATTTATATATAAAGGAATAAATGGCAGATTATAGTGAAAATAAACCAATTTGGCCTGGTAGCTCATCTTTTACAACAGGATCAACCCCATTTGGCTTTTTTGATGCCGATACCATGTTTCAAACTCAAGCAGATGCATTTGCAAAGTTTGCAGCACAAAATGTTGGATATCCAATTATGGATGTCGAATTAATAGATATAAATTTTTATACAGCATTCGAATCTGCAGTAATTGAATATTCAAATCAAGTAAATCAAGTAAATATTACAAATAACTTATTAAGTACATTAGGAATACAAACAGGGTCTGACTTTTTAGTAAGTCAAAGTTTATCAAACACATTGGTAGGATCTTCATTATCATATGTTACAAAATTATCTAAAACATATGGCGCAGAAGCTGATTCTGGTGGACATGACAAATGGTATACTGCTAAAGTAAAAACTTCACCAGGCGTTCAAAATTATAGTATAAGAACAGCTGTATCTGAATCTGGATTGCCATTAGATGCATCTAGTTCAATTGAAATTAAACGAGTGTTACATAATGTACCGCCTGCAATTATAAGATACTTTGATCCATTTGTTGGAACTGGTTTAGGTTCACAAAATTTATTAGACTCAATGGACTTTGGAGGATTTTCTCCATCTGTTAATTTTATGATGATGCCATTACACCAAGATTTATTAAGAATACAAACTATCGAATTTAATGATAGAATAAGAAAATCTCATTGGTCATTTGAAATACATGGCGATGATATAAAAATATTTCCAGTACCATCTGCATCTGGTTCTTTGGCAGATTTACATTTTGATGAATTTTATGTAGAATATATATATGAAGAGAAAAAAGCAGATCAATCTGTATTATTCGGTAATACTGCAGTAATGAACAATGTAATAAGTGATGCATCAAATATACCATATACATATCAGCAATTTAGTCACATTAATGATATGGGTAGAGCTTGGATTATTAAATATGGATTAGCAGTAATTAAAGAAATGTTAGGATATGTTAGAGGAAAATATTCAACCGTACCAATACCAAACTCAGAAGTAACATTAAATGGTACTGAATTAGTATCACAAGGACAATCAGAAAAAGACGCACTAATTACTCAACTTAGAGAATTTTTAGAAAAAATGACAAAAGAAAGTATGATGACAAGACAACAAGCAGAAAATGATGCAATGAATGAAGTATTGTCTAGAGTACCAACAAAAATATATATAGGATAATTATGGCATTATTTGGCACACAACGAGACGCAAAATTTCTAGCTTCAATTAATGCAGAACTATTAAATGCAATTATTGACACTGAAATTGAATTCTATAAATTAGTAGTTGAAGAATCAAATTCAAATATATATGGCGAATCTACATCTAAAACATATTTTGATTCTATTTTAATTCCAGTACTTATAACAAAAGAAACTAAAAATGCAAATATGGATGAGTATGGTCACTCATATAGTCGTACAGCACAATTTGGTATTTCTAGAGATATATTAGAAAAAGCTGGATTTTATCCTGAAGTTGGAGATATTGTAAAATGGGATTCTGAATTTTATGAATTAGACAATGTAGATGCAAATCAATATTTTGCAGGGAAGAATCCAGATACATGGCCTAATGGTAGTGAATTTGGATATAGCGTATCTGTTCTATGTGATTCTCATGTAACAAGACAAACTCCAACTAATATTAGAAAAATGAGATTTGGATCTACAAATGACGAACCATCATATAAAGGATTTAATTAATGTCTAGAGTCAATCGACAAAATATTGATAGAAAAACTAATAAGCCAGCTTTAAAACGTACTGAATCTTCTAGAGATGATCAAATATTAAATAGAGCTAATGAAATACGTAGAGATGATGATGTAGTTAAAACTCCTAAACGTACTGTATATGATATAGATTATGCAATAAAATGGTTTATTGAAAATGAAATACAGCCACAAGTAGAAGCAAACGGAGAATTAATAGATGTGCCAGTTATATATTCAAACGGAGAAAAATGGGATAATGTTCGAAGATTAGGATATTTGCGTGATGAAAAAGGAATGTTACAATCTCCATTAATTATGCTTAAGCGTAATTCATTACAAGAACGTGATCAATTGAAAAAATTAGATATAAATAGACCTGCAGATGGAAATCAAATAATATATAAAAATAGTTATAATAAAAGAAATAAATATCGAGATGAAATATTTCCAATACCAGCTAATGAACCAATTGAATCTGCAGAATTATTTGCAATTAATATACCAGAATATGTAGATATAGAATATGACTTATTAATATGGACAGACTTTACTACACAATTAAATGAGTTAGTTGAACAAATTATGCCATATGGTACGTTTGCATGGGGAAATAATTTCAATAAATATAGAACATTTATTAGAAGTTTAAATTTTGAAACTATAAATACAGTAGGAGAAGATAGATTAGTTAGATGCACAATGCCACTTACTGTGAATGGTACGTTAATGGCAGAACAAGAATATAGAAAATCTACAATACAAAAAAGATATTCTATAAAGCAAGTACAATGGCAAGGCGTAATTAGTGGCTCATCACAATTAGCAACCGATCAGTTACCTCCAACTATACAGGACTAGACATTTTATTTAATTATACTTTTGATTAATGAAAATATTTATATATAATATATAATAAGAAACAATAACAATATTACAATTACAAAAAAAAAAAGGTTATAATATGACAACAAAAAAATTAGACAAAAAAGATATAGATTCAATGACTGATATTAGAATACAATACCAAGAAAACAATTCTAAATTAGGAATGATAACTGCCGACGAATATTTTATTAGTAATCAGCTACAACAATTACAAAACGCAAAATCAGAATGTTTTGAAACGTTAAATAAATTACGTGGTAATGAGCAAGAATTAATAAAAAAATTAGAAGATAAATACGGCGAAGGACAAATAAATTTAGACGAAGGTACATTTATTCCAAAATCGTAAGGTTTTGAGTAGGTTACTTATATTTATAATAAACAATTAATAGGAGTATTTTAATGGCAGAAAGAATAGTATCGCCTGGTGTATTTACTAATGAAAAAGATCAATCCTTTTTACAAAGAGGAGTTAGTGAAATTGGAGCATCAATAATTGGGACAACAATAAAAGGTCCTGCGCAAATTCCAACAAAAGTAAATTCATTTTCTGAGTTTCAAGAAATATTTGGCGGATATACCGATGAATCATATTTACCATTTACGGTACAAGAGTATTTAAAGAATGCCGGTGTAATGACTATTACCCGATTATTATATGAAGATGGATATCAAATTGATAATGGTAGTATAGCTGTATTAGCTCAATCTGCTAGTGTGCAAGTTGTAACTCATGTATTACATCCTACTGCACCTGTATCTACTGTAGGATCAGGAAATGACGTATTTCAAACAACAACATTACAACAAGGACCATCAGGAAGTTTTGTATTAAATGTATCTGGATCATTTGCAACCGATTCTTCATTACCTGGATATAGTGCATATTTACAAGAAGTAGGAATAAGTTCATCAATTGATAACACTAAAAATAATTACTTAACAAAAATATTTGGTACTAATCCAAAAGGAGTTAATTATCCAGTATATGTACAATATGAAAATGCATCTGCAACTTCATTATTTGATGACATGGCACACGTCTCAATGTCAGTAGGCGTAAAAACTTTATCATTGCTTCAAGATTTTCAGCCAGGAACCACTCCATTTATTACATCACAAAAAATAGGCACAACATCAGTTGATTTATTTAAACTACATACACTGTCTCATGGAAATTCAGAAAATGTAGATGTTAAAGTTGGTATTAGAGATGTTAGAGTAGCATCTGAAGTAGCAGATCCTAATGGATATGGTACATTTACAGTAGAAATAAGAAAAGTAAATAATGTTAATTTACCTAATTCACCATTTGATTCTGACGACACTGATAAAACACCGGATATAGTAGAATCATTTACAAATTGTAATTTAGATCCTGACTCACCAAATTATATTGCAAGAAAAATTGGAGATCAATATATAACAATTGATTCAGAAGGAAAAATTAGAGATAATGGAGAATATCCAAATGCGTCTAGTTATGTAAGAGTTGAAGTTACTAACAGTGTTAAAGAAAAAACATTAAATAAGATATTAGTACCATTTGGATCTAGAGCATTAAGTTCTCCAATACCAGATGCATCAGGATCTGCAGGAGATGGAACCCAAAGTTTAGTATCGGCATCAATGTCATTAACACAAACAGTTGGTGGATCATATAGTGGTAAAAATTATCATGGATTTGATTTTACAAATTTAAATAACTTAAATTATTTATCTCCACTTCCAACCACCGGTATAACGACGGCATCAAATGCAGACTTTTATTTAGGAGATGTTAGTCAATCTATTAGTGCTAATTTTCCAAGTGTGACGTCACCATATACCGGATCTATTCAAAATGTATTAGATGCTAATACAATTGGATCTAATATATCTTTACAAACTAGAAAATTTATGGTACCATTTCAAGGTGGGTTTGATGGTGCAAGACCAAATTTACCTAAATTATCTGGAACAAATATAACAGCTACAAATACATTTGGATTTGATTGCTCTGGTAATTCTACGACAGGTACTAAAGCATATAGAAAAGCGTTTGCAGCTTTAAGTAATACAGATTTCTTTGATATTAATATGTTATTAACACCTGGTATATTGCATAGTAAACATACAAATGTTACTGCAGAAGCAAGGCAAATGGCAGAAGAAAGACAAGATACATTTTATGTAATGGATGTACCTGCATTAACAGATAGTATTACAACCACCATTAACAATGTAACTAGTTTAGATTCTAATTATACAGCAACATATTTTCCATGGGTAAGAATAATTGACCCAGCAAAAAATAAACCAATATTTGTGCCACCATCGGTATTAGTACCTGGAGCATTATCATTTAATGATGCAACATCAGCACCATGGTATGCCCCAGCTGGTTTGAATAGAGGCGGACTAACAGCGGCAATTAATACTTATGAGAAATTAACCCAGGCTGATAGAGATGACTTGTACGAAGCTAGAATTAACCCAATTGCAAACTTCCCTAATCAAGGAATATGTATATGGGGACAGAAAACATTACAATCTAGACCAAGTGCTTTAGATAGAGTTAATGTTAGAAGATTATTAATAACAGTTAAGAAATTTATAGCATCTGCAACTAAGTTTTTAGTATTTGAACAAAATACGGATGCAACTAGATTAAGATTTTTAAGTATTGTTAATCCTTATTTAGAAGGAGTAAGATCGCAACAAGGTTTGAGTGCGTTTAGAGTAGTAATGGATGACACAAATAATACACCAGATCTAATAGATCAAAATATATTATATGGTCAAATATTTTTACAACCAACTAGAACGGCAGAATTTATTGTCTTAGACTTTAATATTCAACCGACTGGTGCTTCATTCCCTGAATAGAAATTAGATTAAGTAATATTTATATAAAAAGAACATAGGAATATAAAAATGGCATTAGAACAAAATTTACCCGGTATTAATCAAAATGATTTATTTTTGAATGCATTTGATTGGGAACCAAAAATGGCCAATAGGTTTATTATGTATATTGGAGATATTCCAAGTTATATAATAAAAGCTGCAGCTAGACCATCTTTAACAAATGGAGAAGTAGTATTAGATCATATCAATATTGATAGAAAAGTTAAAGGAAAAACTAGATGGAACGATGTAGCTATTACATTGTATGATCCTATAGTTCCGTCTGGAGCACAAGCTGTCATGGAATGGGTTAGACTTCATCATGAATCATTAACTGGTAGAGATGGATATAGTACTCAATATAAAAAGGATATAACATTTCATTCTTTATCTCCAACGGGAGAAAAAATAGAAGAATGGACATTGAAAGGTGCATTTATATTAGATACTAATTTTGGTCAAATGGATTGGGGTACAGAAGAATCTGTACAAATCGAAATGACATTAAAATATGATTATGCAGTCTTAGAATATTAATTTATTTATTATAGTGGGAGTAGTTTTTACTCCCATTTTTACTGTTTATTATATTTATAATAAAGAAAAAAGGAGTTACAATGGCAAAACACACCGATCGTTACCAAAACGACAATTTAATAAATCTAGCTAAAAACAAATACGAAGAAAAACAAAGAAGTACTATACCTTCTGAAATTATAACATTAACAAGCGAAGGAAAAATTTATCCTCATTCTAGTCTATTGTCGTCTGGCAAAATAGAAATGCGTTATATGACTGCATATGATGAAGATATATTAACAAATGCATCATATGTTAAAGAAGGCGTTGTTTTAGATAAATTATTAGAATCATTAATAGTTAGTGATATTAATCTAGATGATATAGCTCAAGTTGATAAAGATGGATTAATTTTAAACGCTCGTATATTAAGTTATGGCGCAGAATATACAGTACAAGTAACAGACCCAGAAACAAAAAAACAATCACAACAAATAATTGATTTATCTAAAATTAAAACTAAAACTATAGATATTATTAGTGATGAAAACGGAGAATTTGATTATGAAACACCAACTCATAAGATAAAATTTAAATTTGCTACTATTCTAGAATCTAAAGATTTAATTACTATAAGTGATTATTTAAAAACTGCTATTGTAGAAGTTAATGGATTACGTAAATCAAATGAAATAGAAAGTTTCTTAAAATATGAATTTTTAGTAAAAGATAGTAAAGAGTTTCAATCACATATATTAGATAATACTCCAACTATTTTATTAGAATATGAATTCAAAGGTGACAACGGGAGCACCTTTACCGCCGGGTTTCAGGTTGGCTCCAACTTTTTTTGGACTTAAACCAGACGATAGACCTAGACTACACGACAATTTATTTGAATTAATTTGGGCAGGAGAAGGTAGGTGGGACTGGACCACTATATATAATATGCCAATTTTCTTAAGAAACTTCTATATTCGAAAATTAAATAAGCTAGCAGAGTTAAAAACTCAAGCTATACAAAAAGCTAAAAGTAAACCTTCAAAATCAAAAGTCATAAAATCTCCATTGTAAATATTTATAATAAAGAGATTCATATGAATATTCCATATAATTACATAAAAATACTAAAAAACTTTCCATCTGCAGGACAGGCAGGTTCAGGCAAACCTCCACCGCCACCAAAAAAGAAAACGGTAGAAGCAGGGAACAAAGTCGAAGAAGCTGGGGATGCTGCAAATAAAACTAGCAAATCGTTTAACACTTTGTCTGAAAAGATAGATGCACTAACAGATAATTTTGACACTCTTTTTAATAAAATTGACAAAAGCTCTTTAGGATTATCAAAATATGTAGCTGTTCAAGAACAATTAGGTTCAACGTTGAATAAAGTAACAGCTGCTAGTACATTTCTTGAAAAGCGAAATATTGGATTAACTAAAACTTTTAAAATAAATTCTGTATCAGCTGCAGGCTTAGGAGATCGATATGACAAAATAGCTACCACTATAGGTACCGGTGGTAAACAAATACGAAAATATGCTCAAGAATTAAATACATTACTTCCATTACAAGCGGCAAATATTACTAAAAACGATCAAGCTACCGGTACAATGAATAAGTTTGGTAAGCAATTACTAACTACCGGAAAATATTTTCGTGAAAATTTTGGAATGGATGCAGAATCAGTACAAGGATTTGCTAGATTTGCCGCAAGTGCAAATGACGGAGCAATGGGAACTGAAGATATTTTAGCACAAACAGTTGGATATGTTGCAGAATTAGAAAAAGTTACCGGGTTAGTCGGCACAACAGAAGCAATATTATCAGGCATATCTAAACTATCTGCAGATGTACAATTAAATTTTAGAAGATTTCCTACGGATTTAGGTATTGCAGTATTAAAAGCTAGAATGTTAGGAACTAGTTTAGGCGAAGTATACAATATAGGTAAAAATTTATTAAATATAGAGCAGTCTGTTGGCAATGAATTGGAATATCAATTATTATCAGGAAAACGATTAGTTAATGCACAAGGCGAAAGTTTAACACAAAAATTTCGTGAAGCTACATTATCTGGTAATGCATCTGATTCAGCTGACGCATTAAATGAAATTCTTGAATCTCAAGGCGACACAATAAAAGATAATTTCTTTGCAAGAAAACAATTAGCAGAAACATTAGGTATTGGCGAAGACAAACTTGCAAACATGCTGCAGCAAAGAGAGTTATTGGAACAAGCAGGATCGGGCGCTGAAGCAATATTAGAATTGTCTGGCGACAAATTATTAACTGGTATAGAAAATTATGAAATAAATGGAAAAGAAGCATCCAAAGAACAAAAAGACGCCCTAAAAGAGCTAGTTAAAGTTCGAGCTAATGCACTGTCAACCGAAGACCGACAAATTTTAGCTATTGAAGCAAACACAACTGCTCTTATTAGCCGTCAAGTAAAAGCAATGGGTGTAACGGCTGGAATAAGTGGATCTGCAGGTATAGTAGGTCAGACACAACAGGTTCTTACTGATCCAGAATTAATTTCATCTCAACTAAAATTAGCTGAAACTATTAATGGTCTAACTGAAGAAACTATAGTTACTAAGCTAGATACTTTAGCCAAGACAGGACTGGCTACTCAAG